GAACCAGTCATCTGATCCATGCTGACATCGACAAGGTCGGATGCATACTGCATCTTCTGAAGTTCCTCGATGCTGATGCCTGTGTTCCGTGAGAGAGTCAGCAAATCATCGGCAGTTGTTCCTGCCTTGTATGCCATGCCAAGCATTGCAGTGCCGACACCTAGGGCAGCGGTCGAGAGTCCTTTTGTCTTCTCCGACAGTTCGCCCATCTTCACACCGAATGCTTGCACAGATGGGTTAAAAGCGTTCTGCTGGCTCTGTAATCTTTGCAGAGCCTGTTCACACTCGATGATTTCTCTCGTCAACGCTTGGTACTGCTCGGAGTTCTTATCGACTCCGTTTGCATCCATCTGCTTCTGTGCTTCTTTGAGTTTATCGAGCCGTGACTTTGTATCTTGTATTGCTTTGGCTAATAGATCCTGCTTCTGCCGTAAGAGTTCGGTATTGCTCGGATCGAGTTTAAGCAATTTGTCTACATCTTTAAGTGACTTTTGAGTATCACGCAAAGACTTGTCTACATCTTTTAGGCTTTTCTGCAATTGGGTGGTATTACCATCAATTTCAATGGTGATACCTTTGATTCTTCCTGCCATGATACCCCCTACTAGAATCTATCGAAATCTTCCTGTGTAGCAACGATGTCATATTCATATGAATCGTTACCGCTCTCGGTGAACATATCGAAAACAAATCCCACATCTAACTCGTCCAAGTCAGACATGGGAATATTGTTCTGATAACAGCGAAGAAGAAAGAGAGCCGTAGTCAGCTCCCTTTCCGTCCTCTTGCTTTTTTTTTCGCTTCAACTGAAGAAGACATCTCCGCAGACCACATATCCTGCAACTGCGGAAGTGCCATGTAAATCGAGAACATACCGAACTGGTCAAACCACTCGTCAATGTCTCCGATGGTCGGGTCTGCCTGTTTCGCCATGACATAGGCGAGGTCGCCAAGGACATCCAGTGCGGATTCCTTGTCGGTCTGAATGTGCTGAATATCAAGAAACAGGTCTCTGCCGATCCACTGCTTGTAGAGCAACGGAGTCCGTGCGGTAGCCTTGAAGGTTATTTCTTTTCCATCAATTTCGATTGTTCTCTTCATGATTTATCCTTTCAGTTATTACGGTTCTTTCACGGCACTGAACCATGTCTGATAGTCAGTTGCCGTGCTGTTGCATCTGCCCTTGACGAGATGGTCATTGATTCTCGGCATAGCAGTGATGTTGATTGTTTCTGTCTGCGGTGTGATTGTGGTCTCCTTCGTCTGTCCGGATACGGCAGGACGAGAAGCAGTGCATCTGTACAGTGCGTGTCTTGTAGCAGACTCATCACCCTGAAATTCAAACAGTAATGCGAACTCTACTGTCGGCTTGTCCGCATATTCATAGAAAATGCCTGTCTGCTCTGTTTCACCCAGTACTTCCTTACGGAAGGTGTCAGGCAGCAGAGCGACTTCCAGTGTTCCTGTGTAGCCGTTGTTGGCATCCGATGTGAAATACGCAATGTCATCGGCATAGAAGATGTTCTGTTCAGAGGACTGATCCAGTGACAGATTTACCGCACCACGGATCGGAACAGGTGTCGCATATGTGAGGGTGCCGTTTCCGTCATCCGTTGCTACTGCGTAATACAGAGACCTGATGCCATATTTGATTTTATTAGCCATCGATTACTATCTCCATTTCATAAATGACCTCATACATATGTTCTGTATTGAGGTATGTTTCTGTCTTATCCCAAACAAATCCATAATCATCGAGTACGGCTTCGAGGTTTTCCTCGGTTTCAAAGGATTTGTTTTCTGTGTATAACTCGATAGAGAGCGAATCAATCCGCTGATAGACCTTGTCATCAGCAGGAAAGTTATCACTCCGGCTGTAGAAGAAAATGATGTAAGGAAGGGAAGGTGCTTCTTTTTCAGGGAATGACCAGTAAGTAAACGGAAGACCTGTCTGTGTCAGCATTGTTACAACATCTCTGTTTTTCATACCACTGCTCCTATCATGTCTTCCATCTTCTTCGTGTAGATCTCTTCATACTTCAATGCAATCGGCTCGATGAAATGGTCACCCTTTACATCGGTCTTCTTGCCGGACTTGATCGGAGTCCTACCACCGTTTCTAACGGCATGACCGAACTCCAACAGATGACCAATACGATAAGATGGCTTCTTGAGGTGAACAGTGCCACGCACTTCTCCCCATGACATCTGTCTCATCGTGTATGTCCATGCTCTTGGAAACTTCTTCCATGTGTGTCCTGTGTTCTTGCCTACGTTGTACGTTTTTAATTCGTCAACGATATCACTGGCAGTTTCTTCAGCACACACATAGCAAGCCTTGGCAACATCTTCAGAATACTCACGAAGAGCCTGACCGACAGCAAAGGCAAACTCACCGCCTTTAACCTTCGCCCACGGCATCAGCATTTCCCTTTCTTAATTCGACATACAATTCGATAGTGTCATTCCTACCAAAGTATGTTCTGTAAACTGTGTACCTAGTTCCGTTGAACTCAATGATTTGCTCCTTATTGTAGTCATAAGCGAACATCGTCATTCTGTACTGCGGATTAAGACCGTTTCTTCCACCTTCAAACCATTCGCTTGCCGAAACACTGCCCACATTTGCGAACACCTTCCGCTTTGTTTCGGTAGCAACCATGACACCGTCTTCGTTGTTGGCAAATGATTTATCAATCAGATAAATCGGTGTTGACCTATCCATTCAAACCCCACACGGTATAGCCAGTGTGCATGGAAAGCTGTGCTTTCTGCTCATCATAGGATGTCTTCAACCGTTCGTATTCGTCCGGTTCACCGAAATGCATCTTGCAGTAGGTAATGACTGCCTGTCTGACGAGCGGATCGGTAATAATCACTTTTTCCCCATCCACACCTGCAATGCCAAGGTCTGCCAGTCCTGCGGAAGCAAGGTCTGTCAGTTCGTCATCGAAATCATCGGTCACGATTCGCATTGCGGTTTTGATTTTGTCAAGTGCCAATAGTTCCATGGTTTGCTCCTTCCTCAAAAAGAAGAAGCCTATTTGCTAGACTTCTTCTTCGGTTTTTCTTCTACAATTAACTGCGCGAAGCCAAGTTTTTCAGCCAGTGCGAACTGCTCTTCAGAGAGTTCGACCACCTGTCCTGCCTTGACTTCAATCGTGCAGTCTTTCAGTACTTTCGCTTTCATTACGCAGCGGTAACTACTGCGAAGCCGTTCGGACGAACGAGGTGAATGTCAGCCATGACCTTGCCGACGATCTTGACAAGATCCTGTTCAGCCAGTGAATTGGTATCAACGATGAACTTGAAGTCTTCACCTTCAGGGAAGTTTGCAACAACACCATCGAGGTCACCGACAAGCATGCCTGTGACTGTGGAATTGAACAGAACTTCCATGCCGTTGAACGGGTCTTCAATCTTTCCACCAGTGGTGGCTCTCTCGTTCATGATGTTTGCATAAGTCTGCTTGGACAGGATGACAACCGGATTCGTTGCTTCATCAGACAGAGCAGCGAAGCCAGCCATAGCAGCCGTATTGTTAATCGGATTTGTAACCTTTGCAGACAGGTCGGATGCAATGATTTCTGCAACAACTGCATTCTCAAGAGCAACAGCAAGCTGATGTCCGAATTCATCCATCAGATACCGCATAAATGCGTCACCCCTTAAGGCGAGAACAGAGTCAGAAACACGAATCCACTTCTTGTAGTACTGGGCGATGAAATTGATTGTACCCAGTGTCAGAGTCTCTTCTGTCGGAGCAGCAGCACCTTCTGTATGCTTAACAGCACCAGTAGCGGATGCTTCATACTGTACAGAGTAGTTACCCTTGACATAGACCTTGCGGATGCGAGACAGGATGCTGGACTTATCCCAGTCAGTCCAAATGTAATCGTCAACGATGTCGCTGACTTTTACAGTGCCGGATGCATTTGTGGTCAGGAGCATTGCTCTCTGTTCCGGTGTGGCAGTTCCCTTGATGTATTCAGCAAGAGCATCAACCATTTCAGCCTTTCTTACTTCTGTGTTCATTTCCTTCTCCTCTTTTCTTTCTTCGATGACTGTAGCGTTCATCTGTGCGACCTTTTCCATCGCAGAACGCTTCTCTTCAGCTTCTGCTTTCAGAGCATTGTCACGTTCCTGCAGTTCATCGACCTCTGCAGAAAGTGCTTCGACATCGGCATTTTCATCAGCGAGTTCCGTCTGAATGGCAGACAGTCTCTCCTCAATGTCAGCGTGTCTCATTTCTTTGATTTCCATCAGATACTCCTCTCATGATTTTGACCTTCAGCATAAGTGCTTTCCTCGCCTTTTCTCTGCGTTCGCATTCCAGTCGCTCCGCTTTCTCTGCTTCAATCACTCCGTTGAAGTAGTCACGAGCAGATACCCCTATCTCGGTGAATGGGTTTGCGGGGAAACTCACTGCACTGATGTCAAAGACCTTGGACACACGTTTAACGATCCTAGTGTGTGTCTGTCGGTCATATTCGTCTTCAGCGACAACGAAAGAAAAAGACATCTGCTGATAATTGCCAGTTGCGATGTCTTCAAACATTTCTTTAGATGCCCCTGTGAGACCCAAATTTGTCCGCTGATGCAGTCCATGGTCATCGATTGATAATTCGACCGAATTGTTCTTCGTCCTTGCAAGAACCCTTCCTGTGTGGTCTCTCAAGAACACCACATCGGACATATCAGCATCATCGAATGCATGACGGTCAATCTGTTCGTAATATTTGACTCCGTCCTGCTCAAACATTTCGTATGGTTCAAATGTTGAAGCGTATCCTTCAACCATGTAGTCATCACTTGTGCCAAACTCGCCCAAGTTCCGATATTCTCTATCCTTCTTGATCGGCATTGTCTTCTCCTTCCGCAAGGTCATCAAGTTTACTTGTTGCCTTGTAATATTCACCTCGGATAATTCGCACATCACCATTCTCTAACGGTGGCAGATTCCAAATATCACGGATCTCGTTGATAGACAGGATGCCACGGTCAGCCATCTGACTGGATACGTTCAATTTATCCGCTGTGCTCATGTACTGCAGTCGGTTCGATGTTGCCATCACGAAAGAGCCTTGCTGTCTTTCCTTCTCGGTGAAGATGGTCTTTGTCATGGCTTCAGAGAACTGTATAGCAAACTGTTCAATAACTGACTCATAGAAAGCACTCCAAGAATCACCAAACGCTTTTGACTGCAGAATGTCTTCGTTGACTGCGAAATAATTGTAGACGGATGTCCTGATGTTATTGTTCTCAGCATCGGATACAGTGTATGGCTTGGAATCAATCTGTTTGATGTCGGAATAGGTATTCGGAAATAAAAGAAGACCGCCGTCATCGTCAGCCTTAAGGTTATTCTCGTTGAATCTCTTCCGTTCTTTTGCAAGGTCATCCGGTAATGAGAAGTTATTGACTCTAGCCATGAATCTGAATGTAGCACCATTCTTGACGGCTTCCTCAATGCCTTGGTTTTGTACATGAATCAGTTTCATTGTCGGCTCAAGTGCACTGTTTGATGCTCCGAAGAAATCGGAATCATACTGGAATTTTGTCAACACGATACAATTTGAGAATTTGTCCGATGCCACTCTTCCGTCATGAAATTTGAACCGGAGCCAAGGTTCTCCTTCATACTCGACCACTTCGCACCGTTTCGGAAGAATCGGATAGTATCCGACCACTTCCATGTAACTGTCGTACACTGGGCAAATCACGAGTGTATTCTGACAGTCCAAAATCACAGAGCAGCGGTATAAGAAGGATGACCATGTCTGCCAGTTATTCGGCTGAAGCCTTAGCCTTGTCTGCAGTTTCGGTTTTCCTGCTCCATGCAGTTCAACCTTCAATTTAGAAATATGTCTTGCTCTCGCATCAATCGCACTTCGCACTAGATCAGACTCATAGATAGAGCCGTGCCATGTTGTGAAGTGCGGTCTGTAAGCCGTCAGAGTACGGAAGTATTCATGTGCTTCTCTCGCACGTTCCACCTCTTTCGGCTTAAATATCAAATCAAAGAGACCCATGTCTACCTCCTGTTTTTTAACTGTTCGCCAATTTCGCTGTACCACTTCGATCTCACGGTCAAACTGTCGATTAAAGAGGCACAGCCGTCAATGTGAAGTGAGGGATTGACTTTGACGAGTCGCTTGCGTCCAGTCTCTACATTTCGTTTCAAAGCTGAATTGAGCAGATGCATCTTCAGCACATCGTTATCACCAATCTGAATCTTTCCGTCCTTCATCATTCCTTCCATCTCTGAAATGATTGGCGAAAGATTTTCCCCTTGGAAAACATCATCACACTTCGCACCGTACTGCTCTAATTCTTGAATCAAGTACTGCGAAGAATATCTATCGTATCCGATGACTAACGGCAGTATCTGATACTGTTCGATTAGGTTTCGGATGTAGTTGAACACATCTTTATAGTCAACGAAGTTTTCACCACTGGGTGTGACTAGACCACGTTGAACATATATCTGATATGGAAGTCCTTCTCGTGCTGTGGCTTCTTCTATCTTTTCTGACGGCATGAAGAATTGATTGATGACATACAGTGTTTCGTTCTTCTCGATAACAACAGACACCGATGTCAGGTCGATAGTCTGCGACAAGTCTATGCCAATGGTGCAGTAGTTTTCTCGGAAATCATTTAGGTCTAAATGTTCACCACAGGATTTTTCTACTGTCTTGGTCTCAAGCCATGCCACAGAAGAGTTCTGTTTGATGTTGCAGTATTTCGTGAGGAACTCTGCCTTTTTGGACATAGATCCTTCTGCAATGGCAATCTCTTCCAGTAGATAATCCACTTTGACCGATACACCAAGATTCGGATTTGATTTCCGTAACTCGTTGATATCGTTCCACTTGTCCACATCGTCAATCATGTAGAGCATCGGCAGAAGCCTTGTCTCTTTTGAGTCACCCTTCAGGAAGCGTGTAGAGCGTTTCATCAGTTCATCATAGATGCCGTCATTGATATATCCTGCTGTGGATATAGCAAGCATTAACGGCTGCTCTCTTGCTCCCATTGCTGACTTCATGACTTCGTACTGCTTCAAGCCTTGCTCCGGTGACCATGACGAGAACTCGTCACAGATGCAGATGCTCGGATTGAAACCGTCAGACTTCTTTGCGTTGAAAGCAATCTTCTTCATGGAAGAATTGGTCTCGGCAATATAGATGTCTGACTTCCTGTGTTTGGCTTTGTGTTTCAAATCGTTGTCCAGTGAGACCGACTGCCAAAACGTGTCATAGATAATGTCGGCTTGATCCAGTTTAGGAGCAACGCAGAAACCTCTTGCACCATATTCGCCATCAGCAAACAGAGCGTATTCTGCAAGTGAAGCACCAAGCAGCGACTTTCCATTCTTTCGTGCTTCTACCAGTACGATTTCACGGAACTGGCGAAGACCATCCTTATCCACAATGCCGAAAATTGCTGACACGAATGCTTTCTGCCATATCTCCAGTTTGAAGCACTTCGGTGCGAGTTTCCCTTCAGTGTGATGGCATTTCGTCTCAATGAACCGGATAGCCTTGTTCGCTTTCTTTTGGTCGAAGAAAAAAAGGCCGTCATCCAGTCCTTTCACCAAGTATTCATAGACCATTCGGACATACTCGCCCACTACCACCGAACCATCTTTGATTTGCTGATAGTAAGTCAGAATATAGTTGTCCATTCCCGTTCATTTCCTTTCAAATCCCACCAAGACAGAGGAAAATCTTAGTCCACCGCTCGGTCTCCATGCCCTATAGGTAGTTTCCCACAATAGGGGGATCTATTTGGTGGTGACTCTTCCGAACTCATCCACAGTGTATCTGCGTTCTCTCGCTCCGTGTCTTGCCCTGTGACATTCTCTGCAAAGACTGATGAGATTCTCTTCATTGAGTGTGATTGATGGATCAGTTATGTTCTCCGGTGCCAGTGGAATGATGTGGTGTACTTCCTCGGCTGGTGTCTGTATGCCTTTTGCTAGGCAGTCTTGGCAGAGATAGTGGTCACGCTTCATGACATACTCTCTTGTGTGTTGCCATGTCTTGCTCTTGTAGAAGAACTCACTCCACTTTTGCACGGTGCTTCATCCTTTCCCATAACCAAAGCTGATATGCTTCGCACGTTGCTACCTTTTCAGGTCTGTCGCAGATTGCCACGCATAATGTGCACGGACATGACGAGTAGTCTGCCAGTCTTCGTAAGTGCTCTCTTGCTTCACGTTTGCTCATTGTGCTGATATCAATTACATCGTCATCCATGTTAGTCTCCCTCAAAAGGCTGACCATACTAGAAAGGATTTATCGAGCCTGTGTGCAGTGTCATAAGGAAAGGCAATATGTGGTCAGCCGTTTGGCACACACGAAAAAAGACGAGCCAACCTTACTCGCCTTTTTCACTGGTTACATTATATGCGATGTCATTCGGACAATTCGGACAACTTATCAAAGTATCTGCGTAATCTCTTCCTTGAGTAGTCATACGATGGATAACCATAGACCTTCATATTCACTCGTTTCCAGTCTAACCGGAGCAAGTACTTCCATCGGATGATACTTACTATCTCTGTGTCTGTGACGGTGAGCAGCCATGCTTCTATTTCCTCTAGCAGTGCGTACATCCTCTCTCTTTCAGCTTCGCATTGCTCCTTGAGGTGAAGTATCCGCATAGCGTTTCTCTCTGTCGGATTGCTCGGAGTGTTGCTGTGTCCTTCCATCGGTCTGCCGTTCGGTGAGGAAACAGGATTGTATAGAGTCTGTATTTCCTCTTCGATTGCTTCGATGTTTGAAGAGATCCCATAGTATTGTTCTAACTTGTCTATTGTCATTACCCACAATGTACCATTTAATTCAGAACAGTTCCATTATCTCTGTCTGTGATTCATGTCCTTCATTGCTTGGTAATAACAATCCTCATAGGAATCACCACCAAGCATGGCTACCAGTCCGATGGCTATGATGCCACCGAAGATGCATCCGATAATAAACGCAATCATTCGCATCTCCTTTCTGTCCATCCACTGATATTGTCTATGACGAACATTGCGATTCGATTGTCATTTCTGTAGAAGTACAGTCCGTTGTCGAATCTCTCTACCCTTTCTGCAACGATGGTCACTGATGTACCATTCGGCAGATATACAGTGAACTCTTTCATTCTTCTTTCCTTTCTGCCCATACGCTCAACAGGTAAGTAAGGTCATTGGCATACATATCAAAGCCATTCTCCTCTGCCCATGCTTTCTGTTCTTCTATGAACGAAACAGGAACGGCATCAACTGTCGGCTGTTCAATAATCCGATTCAGCGTGAAATTATATAACGCTTTGTCCATTGCATCGGATGTATTCCACGATTCAATTCGTTTGAGCATCTTATCAGCATCGATCAATCTCATGTGTCTTTCCTCTCCGCTTTCGAACAATAGTCATCTTCCTTGACTGGGTCTGCCATAGTTGTACGGAATCGTCCGCACAGTTCTACAGTCCAGTCTGCATTTTTGTATATCCTGTAATACTTACAATCTTTGCAACGGATCAGCGGTGTTCCGATGCCATAATACTCGTCACTGTAATCTCGCATCCAGCCTTCTTCTATTGGGTGCTCAAGTTCCACAACCACATGAGTAATCATTCTGCTAACCTCGCCCCGCATTCAGGGCAGTAATGTGTTCCGTCCCCTTCGGTATTGCAGAATGGGCAATGATAGATAGTCTTCGGAAATCCCTGTCCATCGTCAACGATTTCCTCAATCCATGCTCCGGTCTGCACCTTTGTGTAACCCAGTTGCTTCAGCAATGTGCTGAATGTCTCTGCTCTTTCTTCAATCTCCGTCATTCAATACTCCTTCCACCTTCTCTACTGGTATGTTCATATCCCATGCTATTTCCTGATTGCTCCACCCTGCACGATGTAGAGCCATGACCTTTCCTGTGTCGATGTTCCTGCGTACCACATATCCTGCTTCACGCAGTTTGTGGATTATGAATTTGTCATTCTGATATCCATTCTTCTCTGCAATTTCAGCGGTATCCATTCCGCTTTCGTACAGTTCAATCATCCGCTGAAGAGTCAGCTTGCCTTGCCTTACCGCCATCCCAAATCCTTCAGAGCCTTCAAGGCTTGTGCTTCTGTTACTTCTTCAAGGAAGTTATTATGTGCCAGTCTTACACAGAGCATCGGCAGTGTAATCTCGCCATTCTTCCACGCAGCCATGTCGGACTGGTCTTTCTGTGCCGAATTGGCAGAGGTATAGAAACAGATCCTGTCGGATGGGAATTTCTGCTGACGAATTGTCTGCTCGTCATAGAGTTTCTGCTTGTACATTAGAACAGCAACCTCTCTTCTATTTCTGCATCCGTCCATGACGGCATTTCAGCCGTTTCCAGCCTTGGTTCTTTCTTGACGGCAGATTCTACGTTCTTCGGAGTAAGTCTTCTTACAGAGTCCGCAATGACCTCTGTGGCTTTGTTCTTGTGACCGTCACGCTCCCACTGTCTCGTCTGCAATCTTCCATCGACTGCGATCAGGTCACCCTTCTTCACATAACTACCCATGAAGTCCGCTGCCTGTCTCCAAGCAACACAGTCGATGAAGTCAGTGCCGTCTTTTCTGTCTACTGCGATTGAGAACGAACACACTGACAGTCCGCTCTGCGTTTTCTTTGTCTCGGCATCTTTCGTGATTCTGCCGACAAGTACTACTCTGTTAATCATTTTTCTTTCCTCTCTGCCCAACTACAGAATCCATCATCTTCTATCGTGAACGGATGAAACACACGCTGACATGTGTATGAATTGAATGTCTTATATGCATACTTGCAGTCCTTGCACCGTATGATTTCAGGCTGTGCGGATGGCAACTCCTCAATCATTCGCCTAGCAAAATGTGATGCGATATATCCACTGTACGTGTCCCATTCAAGAGCATCGTTTGGGAATAAATCAATCGCTTCCTGTCTGCTAATTAAATCATTCATTCTTCTTTCCTTTCTCTTTTTTATACAGATCAATAGCGTTTTCGCATATTGCGTGATACCGACACCGCCATAACGGATAAGGAATTCCGTCCATATATGATTCATCAACATCTAAACTGAACCATTTGCAGTCTTCACAGGACTGTAGTGGTGTATTTACATTAACCTTCATTATTATTCTCCCCATTCAAAATCGAACAGTGTCGCTTCGTCTTCGTATTTGCCATCTTCCCAGTTTGCCCATGCTTCCCAAGGCATGAATGCTTTCTGTGTTCTTCTTCCACACACTGTGCATCTGACATAATCGTCTCCGATTGGAGCAATTATCAGCTCCGGCTTTCCACCGCATTTGCATGGTGTGTGATGTGGTGGCACTTTAGGATACTGGTCAGGAGAGAGCATCATGAGTCCACCGCTTATCCGGTTCTTATACATCCAGTCTGCTCTCCCCTGTTCATCCAACTGCAAATACTCTTTCTTTAACTGCTGATACTCTTCTTTCGTCAGCCGTGTCATAACATTTCCTGTAGCCTTTTAATGTGAGCCACCATAGCATCCCTGTCCGCAGCACAGTCG